TCGAAGAACCTCCGAAGCCAAAGGTGAGAAAAAAGAGAGCCCCTCGAAAGAAGGCAACAAAGAAAGAAAAATAGATAACACATCTTTATTAAAGAACCCCCGGTACTGCTGGGGGTTTCTCTTTTTATAAACTATTTACACTAGCGGGAGATCTACTGAATGCCAACGAATATAAATCCTAAATCAAATACCAGTACAATAGTTTTAACTTCAACAGGGAGTACGGCACTTGTTGCAGCAGCAGTTCCGTTTGGAATGTATACGGGATCTGCCGCCTTTTTGAGCGGCGCCTCGGTACAAGTTGATTATGTTTACAAGAAACTTGGCGGTGATGTTGTAGATATCGAGTTGACCCCCGCAAATGTCTACGCGGCGTATGAAGAAGCGGTTTTAGAATACTCATATATTATTAATTTACATCAGGGAAAAAATATATTACCAAATGTCTTAGGAAACCAAACCGGCACATTTGATCACAGAGGCAACTTGTTAACTGGCCCTTCTAGCGCCAGCTTAAGATATCCAAGATTTCAAGTTGCACAAGCGCGTAATATTGGAGATGCCATGGCCGCTAATGGCGGCTTTGGTGGAACGGTTCCCATGTATTCCGCTTCCTTTAAGCCAGTTACCGAACAACAAGATTATGATTTACAGGAAATAATTTCAGATGCATCGGATTCTGGATTGGATGACGGCGGCAAAGCTGTTCCGTTTTCTGGAAAAGTTGGAAGCAACCGCGTTATCATCACAAAGGTTTTCTATCGGTCTCCAAGGGCTATGTGGCGGTTCTATGGCTATTATGGAGGCGTGGGCGTCGTAGGCAATTATTCAACATATGGACAGTTTGCTGATGATTCAACATTTGAGATTATTCCAACGTGGCAAAATAAGATGCAAGCCATTATGTATGAAGATTCAATTTATACCAGAACATCTCATTATGCTTATGAACTCAAAGACAATAAACTAAGATTGTTTCCAACCCCAAGTTATTGGGGATTTGACGAATCAGACCGAATTTGGGTTCAGTTTTATGTAGATATGAACAATGCTTGGGACAAAAATCCTGGTTATGATGATGGTAGAGAAGGCATTAATAACATGAATACGTTACCGTTTGATAATGTTCCATATGCCAATATTAATGCCATTGGCAAACAGTGGATCCGAAAATATGCTCTTGCTCTCTGTAAGGAGATGTTAGGGCAGATCCGCGGCAAGTTCACAACAATGCCAATTCCTGGCGAGAGTGTCACATTAAATCATTCTGAATTGTTATCACAGGCAAAAGAGGAACAGCAACAACTTAGAGATAAATTAATGGAAATTCTTGATTCAGTCACATATTCAGAATTGGCGAAGACAGAAACCGAAATGTCAGATGCCGCGACCTCAACCTTTAAAAATTCCCCTCTTCCGATATTTGTAGGATAATAAATGAATGGCAAATGAATGGAAAAGACCACCGGCGCCCCCACCTCCTTTATTCTTTGGAGAGAAGGAGAGGAATCTTGTTAAACAGGTAAATGATGAATTAATTGAAAAAGTCATCGGACAACAGATATTATATTATCCGATTGATATCGAAAGAACAAATTTTCATGAGCTATATGGAGAAGCGATCGAAAAAACTTTTTTGCCCCCTATAAGAGTTTATGCTTTGGTCGAGTTCACGGATTTCTCTACAACATATATGGAAAATGCCGGAGTTGATAAGTCGTGGGAGATTAATGTCCATTTTCATAAGAGAAGATTGGAAGAAGATCAAAATATGTATGTTCGCGAAGGTGATTTTGTTTTATACGGAGATTATTATTACGAGATAGTTAAATTAGCAGAGCCTAAACTTTTGTTTGGCCAAGCGGATCATACTTTTGAGATTTCTGCAAGATGCTTGAGAGCGAGGAAGGGACTATTTGATGCTACCTGATAACTTCGATTTTGCCATGCTGCCATCTGGTGTCGATTATAATTTGAAAGAGATAGGCATGCTTGCGTCTAAAATAGAAACAATAGATTATGCAATGGTGTCATGGCTAAAGGAAGATTTAAAACTAAGTGCAAATACAAATGAAGGATTTGTTAAGGTCCCGGTCTTATGGCAGACACCAGAAAGATCTTATCAGATTAAACATGAAAAATCTTTAAGGGATGATGCCGGCGCATTAAAATTGCCACTTATTGGTGTTGAAAGAACGGGTATCACTAAAGATCCGGGCCGCAAAGGCGGCTTTCAGGCACATGTATATTCAGAAGATAAAAATGGTCGCACCGGTAGGTGGGTTATAGCAAGAAAGATTGTGCAAGATAAAACACGCAATTTCGCTGCTGCTGCCGGAACGAGAGCATATGGAAACGAAGTTAAACAAAGAAACTCACCGAGAGTTAATCAAAAGATCGTTATAAAATCTTTATCTATCCCAATTCCGGTATACGTAAACGTCGATTATAAAATCACAATTAAATCAGAATATCAAACACAAATGAATGATTTAATTGCACCATTTATGACAAGAACCGGCCAAATCAATTCTTTTATCATGAAACGAAACGGCCACTTATATGAAGCGTTCATCGATCAGGGCTTTACACATAGTAATAATGTTTCTAATCTTGGCGAAGACATGAGAATGTTTGTATCTGAGATTACTATCAAAGTTTTAGGCTATTTAATTGGTGAAGGGGAGAATGATGATAGGCCGATTGTACGCGTTGATGAAAACATTGTAGAAATTACCTACCCACAGGAGGGAATTGTCAAGGATGTGGACGGATTTATGAATATTACATCCTGAACTGAAAGTTCGCTTTTCTTCTTTGTTCGTGCTCCTTTTGAAGTTCAAAATACTATTTAAACTATGATTGTACCGCAATTAAATCCCATTATTTAGAAGCGAGGAACCCAATATGTCAGTAAAAAACTTTAAATTTGTATCTCCGGGGGTGTTTATCAATGAGATTGATAACTCTTTTATCCCCAAATCAGCCGAAGCTATCGGACCCGTAGTCGTTGGCCGAGCCCGACGCGGACTCGCCATGCAGCCAATACAAGTTCAAGCTTATTCTGATTTTGTTGAAATGTTTGGAGATACTGTTCCTGGTATGGGTGGTGGCGATATTTATCGCAATGGAAACTATCAATCTCCGATGTATGGTACATATGCCGCAAAGGCATTCCTTCGTGCGAATGTTGCTCCCTTAACATATATTAGATTGTTGGGCCAGCAAAGTGTTGATAATGATGGGACAAATGCTTCTAAAGCTGGCTGGAAAACGACTCAGAATCCAACCTCGGTTGGCTATGCTGCCAACGGAGGCGCTTATGGTCTGTGGGTTTGGCCGTCTTCGTCCGCTCAGGGGGCCGGCAACACTGCAAAAAATATTGGTACTGGCTCTCTCGCTGCCATTTGGTATTTAGATGATGCAACTATTAGATTGAGTGGAACAGCCGTTGGTGGCCGAGATTTTACGACCGGCGCATGCGGAACTCTTATAACGATGGATTCTAGTAATCTATTTACTGTTCTTCTCAGCGGATCCGCTAGAACAAATGACACCATTAAGTTTGGATTTGATGATTCTGCCGATACTTTTATTCGCAAGCGGTTCAATACAAATCCACAACTAGTTTCAAATCCAAACACTTTTTATCCTACATCGGTTGCCCATGATTACTGGTTGGGCGAAACATTTGAACAGGGACTAAGATGGGGTGTTGGAACATCGGGACTCATGGGTGCAATTTATGCGATTGCGAGTGGTTCTTCACTGACGACCGGACCTCACAACATGAAAGGTCAAGCATCTGCCGAAGCCAAAGCAGGCTGGTTTATTGGACAGGATCTAAGTGGTGACCCGGCTAGCTATAGTCCATCGGCAATGACAAAGCTTTTTCGTTTGATTGGTCGTGGTCATGGCGAATGGCTGCATAAGAATTGTAAAGTCTCAATTGAAAACATCAAACAATCCACAAGCACAGTCACAGATTATGGAACATTTTCAGTAGTCATTAGAAAACTTAAAGATACTGATAATAATGTAATTGTGATGGAAAGATTTGATAATTGTACGCTTGACCCAACGGCCCCCAACTTTGTGGCTCGAAAGATTGGAGATCAGTACTATCAATGGGACACCGCTTCCAAGAGATTGAAGCTGTATGGGGAATATCCCAATAATTCAAAGTTTGTTTATCTTGAAGCAACCTCTGACGTTGAGGCCGGAGCAACAGACCCTCTATTGCTTCCGTTCGGCTACTTTAGTCCCCCCAGGTTTGCCACTGCGGTTCATGTGACCAGTTCCCAGGGGTGGAGTACTGGACTTGGCTCTGGTTCGTGGGTTCAGGGCGGAACTAATATGCCCTTTGGTCCTGATCGCAGCAATGTTGTGGTACACCAGCCGTTTCTCTCTGGCGCCACCCGCGACGTTGGAGCCGCGGCCACGAACGGCTTTACGGGATCCTTCTCGTTCCCCACCGGTGCGCTTAGAGTTTCGTCCTCGGATGGCGGATTAAGCGACCCGACCACCGCGTATTTCGGCTTCTCTTCAGTAAGGACTCCTGCTGCCAGCACTTCTCCGATATCCGACAATAGTGTGGCCGACTTTAACAGAATGCTTTTTGCTAATGCTGCTGATGACCCGACAACCAACACTGACGCAGCGTTTGACGGCTATGGATATGTGTTCTCTTTGGATGATGTTGTACAAAGTGGTTCAAGCAACACGGCATTTTATTATATGTCCGGCGCCCGCGCATTGTCGATATCTTATTCCTCGGCTTCCTATACTAACTTGTTGAATGCCAACGTAAATCGATTTACGGCCCCCTTCTGGGGCGGTGTTGACGGATTTGATATTACGGTTCCCGATCCAATGTATAATAAAGGAATGGACACCACATCTACAGAGGAAAATAGTTATATCTATACTACCTGGAAGCGCGCCGTCAATACTGTGTCCGATCCAGAGTTTGTTAATATGAATCTTTTGTCGGCGCCAGGGTTGACGTTGGATAATTTGACCGGTCATATGATTAATGTTTGTGAAGATCGAGCAGACGCCATGGCTCTTATCGACATTGCAGATGTATATCTTCCTTCTCATGAAATATATAAATCAAGCAAGACTGCTAGAGTTGGCACTACACCAAATGCCGCGGCCACCGCCTTGAAGAATCGAGAGATTGATTCAAGTTATGGGGCGACTTTTTATCCATGGGTTCAAACTCGTGATGAAGACACCGGCCGCCTTCTTTGGGTTCCGCCTTCCGTTGCAATGATGGGAGTTCTTGCTAGTTCTCAGGCAAGTTCCGAGCTTTGGTTTGCTCCCGCGGGCTTTAATCGCGGCGGTTTAAGCGAAGGAGCCGCTGGAATTCCGGTAACAAGCGTTAGCGAGAGAGTGACCTCAAGAGAGCGTGATGTTCTCTATGACGCAAATATTAATCCGATTGCATCCTTCCCCTCAAGTGGAATTGTGGTATTTGGCCAGAAGACGCTTCAGCAGCGCCGATCCGCTCTGGATAGAATTAATGTTAGAAGATTGGTAATTTATTTGAAGAAGCAGATTTCCGTTCTTTCCACGCAGGTTCTTTTCGAGCAGAACGTAGAGGCAACCTGGAATCGATTCATTGGATTGATTGATCCGTTATTGGCCAATGTCAAGAGTAGATTTGGGCTTACGGATTATCGATTGATTCTTGATGAATCAACCACAACCCCAGACTTAATCGATCAGAACATCTTGTATGCGAAAATCATGGTTAAGCCTGCAAGGGCAATTGAGTTCATCGCGATTGACTTCGTGATTATGTCAACGGGTGCCTCATTCGATGACTAATAAAAGAAGTGGGGAAAATTTCTTCACGTTACTATTTAAAAATAAGCATAGGAGCTTTTAAACATGGCATTTTGGTCAACTAATTTTGGTGCTGATTCCACCCTAACAGATCCAAAAAGAAAATTTCGCTTTAAAGTTGAATTTACGGGGTTTGATGCTGGAAGTAGCTTTTTGTGGTGGGCAAAGAGCGCCACGAAGCCGTCTTTCGACATTGCAGCCACAGAACACAAGTATTTAAATCATACTTTTTATTATCCAGGCACGGTAACCTGGAACACTGTAGACATTACAGTGGTTGATCCGGCCGAACCTGATATGGCGGCGTCTTTTGCAGCTTTGCTTGAAGGTGGCGGTTACCATCCTCCAGCTAATGAAGGTGATCTTTCAACCATGACAAAGGCCACGGCAGTTAGCTCTCTTGGTCAAGTTACGGTTACACAGATTGATGCCGAGGGGAAAGCTTTAGAAAAGTGGACACTATGGAACTCGTTCATTAGTGCTGTAAAGTATGGCGAATTATCATATGGCGATGATAGCCTGACTGAGATTACCGTTACGCTCAAGTATGATTGGGCGAAACTTGAAGTTACGACCGCTGGCTCTGTTGCAATTTCCAAGAAGGGTAACACATTCTTTGCCGGTGCAAGTTCCAGCTAAATAAAGACAAATGAGGTGAATATTGTCGAGAAATAGAGATCGTGTAGGCGGCGCCCAGAATAAAAGTGCAGACGCCCCTATGAACGCTATGCAGAATAATTCAGAGGGATTTTCTTTTGTTGTTCCTACTGAATTTGTTGATTTGCCATCACAAGGCAGGTTTTACCCAGAGGGGCACCCCCTTCATGGGGAGACCTGTATTGAAATTCGGCAGATGACAGCAAAAGAAGAGGATTTGCTTACTTCCAGAACGCTTTTGAAAAAAGGTGTTGCTTTGGACCGAGTAATTCAAAATATTATTGTCAATAAATCAATCGATCCCGATATGATGTTGGTTGGAGATAGAAACGCAGTAATTATTTCCACTAGAGTCACAGGATATGGAAATGAATATAATACAAAGGTGGCATGCCCCGCATGCAGCACAACACAGAGATATTCGTTTGATTTAAATAAGGCAAAAATCAATGCCGCAACTGATGAATTAGATGAGTGGGAAATAACTGATAATGGAGATAGCACGTTTTCCATTACATTACCAAAAACACAGGTTAACGTCGTTTTCAAGCTATTGGTCGGCCGAGATGAAAAAGATCTCATCGACATGTCGAACTCAGAGAGAAAAAAAGCACTTGGCGAAAAGGCCATCACAACTCATCTTTCTAAAATTATTGTTGCCGCGAATGGAGACGCGTCCCCACAAGCAAAACAATATTTAATAAACAACATTCCTTCAATAGATTCGCGTCATCTGAGAATGGCACACAAATTAGCCACTCCCAATGTTGATCTGACACAGCATTTTGAATGTTCAGAATGTAGTCATGAGCAATCATTGGAGGTCCCGCTGACCGCGGACTTTTTTTGGCCTGACCGATGATTATATGCAGAATGTTTACGAACAATTCTTCTTTTTAAAATATTCAGGTGGTTGGTCATTCTCAGAAGCATATAATTTGCCAGTTGGTTTAAGAAAATGGTTTGTCGAAAGATTGATAAAACAACTTGAAGACGAAAGCAAAGCAATGGAAGAAGCGGGAAAGGGCGGGGGCTCTAAGACACAAACTTTAACGCCTTATAACCAACCCAAAACGCCTTCAATGTAAATTCCTAAAAAGACAGAGCAAATCAACGGCTCTGTCTTTTGCTTTGTGAACTATTTAATTTATAAAAAGGAAACTTTTATATGGCCACACCCCAAGAAATGGCAGATGCCTTAAAAGCGCTCGAAGGCGCCGGCTACACTACAAGGGATCTATATAGAGAGATTACCGAATATACTGATGTACAAATTCAGAACATCCAGGCACTCGCCGGCAACACCAAGAACGTGATATCCGCCCTAAAGAGACAATTGGAAACCAGGGAGGCAATTGAAAAATCTCTTGAGAGACAACAACTACTTCTGGAAGGAGAAATCGCCAGAATGGGTAAAGGCGAAGAGCGCGCCCGCGAAAAGATTCGACTTAATAATGTAGAAATAGAACAAATAAAGGAGAGAGGCCGCCGCACTGGCAATATTGATGATAAAAGAATAAAAGACTTAGAAGAACAAAACGAAAGGTTGCAAAAAATAAGAGGTACAGTTGAGGATATCGCTAGTACTTTTGGTGGTCTTGTTAAATTAGAACAAAAATCTACAGTAAACTTAGGAGGGATGGCACAAAAAGCAAAAAGTTGGGTCGAGGTCCTCTCCCTCGGTGAAGTATCGATGGCCAAACTTGGCACCATGGCAGCCGGCGCAATTGCGGTGACGTGGCTAGATAATATTCTCAATCTGGCTATCAACCTGCATGACGCAGAAGCGGCATTTATGAAAACAACTGGTGCCAGCAAACAATTTGCTTCGAGTTTGAGTACTGTATATGAAAATTCTCGTATAGCTGGTGTGAGTATAGAAGAAGCCTCGGCTTCAATGAGCGCGCTTTATGGTGCTTATACTGACTTTACAATGCTTGCTAAGTCCCAGAGAGAAGCACTAAGTGAAACCGGCGCCGTTTTAGCAGAATTGGGTGTTAAAAACCAAGATTTTGCAATGGGAGTTCAGGTGTCAACTAAGATGCTTGGACAATCTGCGGGCCAAGCCGAGTCTACTGCCCGAGAATTAACAACATTTGCGAAAGCACTTGGAGTTACACCGGAGAAGATGGCGGCCGATTTCGCCGCCGCCGGGCCCGAACTAGCGAAATTTGGTGACATGGGCGTGCAAGCTTTTAAAGATTTAGGGCATACCGCAAAGATCACCGGCATGGATGTGAAAAGGCTATTGGACATTACGAGCAAATTCGATACATTTGAGGGTGCCGCAGAACAAGCCGGTAAATTAAATGCTGCTCTTGGCGGAAACTTTGTAAATGCGATGGATCTTATGATGGAAACAGATCCCAACGAAAGATTTAGAATGCTTCGAGATTCTATTTTGGACACAGGGTTGTCATTTGATGACATGTCTTATTATCAGAAGAATTTTTATAAAGATGCGATGGGTCTTCAGGATGTGGGTGAATTGGCGATGGCTCTTTCCGGTGATATGGATTCTTTGGGTGGCGCCACGGAAAAGAGTGCAGCGGAGTTGATTGAAATGAAAAAAGCAGCCCAAGGTGTTCAAAGCATGCAAGAACAATTTCAAATTTTAATAGCATCAATGACGCCGGTTTTGACACCTCTCATAGATGGTCTTTCGAAGTTTTTTGGTTGGATTGCTGATCCCGAAAATGAAACAGCTTTGCGCGTAATAGGTACCCTTGTTACGATTGCTTCGGTAGCCATGGCTGCGCTGGCAATTGCTACTGCTGGCGCGGCACTTGCCGCTTCGCCATTAACTATCGGGATAGCCCTTGTTACTGGAGCAATAATTGGCTTAGTTACTTGGCTTTTTGGAACGGATGTGGGTCACTCAAACTTTTTGGAAGGATTGTGGAAGATTGCTGGCGCTTTCGATCTCATCGCTGTGGCCGCGGCGGCCATGAAGGGCGCCGTGGATCTCGCCAAGGGGGGATTTCACGCTCTTACTTTCGGCCTATTTAAAGACGATGTGGGGGCCTCTACCGCTTTAGAGGGTTTTGAAAAACTTGCAAAAGCCGAGCACAAAGTTGCTGTGAGTGCTAAAGAGATGGGCGAGAAATCGACAACGAGCACGAAAGCCATGTCGAACGCCACCATGAAATATACCGAGGAACAAAAAGCGTTCCGAACCGCGGGCGCCCCGGGACAGGGACAGAGTGCTTCAGGCGCGCCCATTCAACACCTAACACAAGAGATTAAACTGTTTCTGACTAAAGATGGACGTAGGGCGATTGGTCAAGCCGCGGCAGAGTTCCAAGGCAAAGAAATTCAGTTGGTCCGCAGCTAAATGGAGTTAATAAAAGATGGCTGAATTATTTGATGTTTTAAGATATGGTGGTAGCCTGGATGTTGGGGGTTTACCTGGATACGTGGATCCCGGTGATACTTACGCAAACAATGCCGAAACCGTTATATCTTTTCAGCATGTTCCGACTCAAAGATCTGTATATTTTAAAGCATTTATCACAGCATTCAATGAAACTTATAGTTCTGAGTGGTCATCCGAATCTGTATTTGGGCGCGTAGATCCAATTTATATGTTTAAGCAAACACAGAGAAAAATAACTCTTGCATTTAAAATTCCTGCGGCAACGTCTGGAGAAGCTTTGGACAATTTAGCGAAAGTCTCACAAGTGGTTCAATATTTATATCCAACGTATATGGACGTTGATCAAGCAAACACAATCGCCCAATCTCCTCTTATAAGATTAAAAGTAATGAACCTACTTCGTAAAAATGAAAATATCACCGCCGCGGAAGAGGTGGGCGTTAGTGATATTTATGCGATGTACAATTCCAGCAAGGATCCCGCTAACGGCCTTTTGGGGATTATCGAAAGCTTTACTGTGAACCACAACCTTGAATCTGAAGATGGCGTTGTTGAACACAGCGGCAACACAGTTCTCCCCAAACTGCTCGATGTTAATCTAACTTTCGCACCGATTCACGAAACCCCGCTGGGATGGAATATTGATAATGAATTTGGAACTTCCGACTTCCCATATGGGTGCCTCGATCAGTGGGGCATGGAGACTCAGGCCCTTGCCGACGAGTATTTGGCGACTCGGGAAGATCTCGAAGTTGGCCCCTATGGGGGAGACGACTGGAGCGTGCCCGACCACATCCTCGACAATGTCGAGGCCGCCTCCGAAGATGCCCTAGAAGGAAAAGACTAAATGCCAAGATATAACAAAACAAGAATTTTGAAAAATAGCAATGAATATTATAAATCGTTGATAAGATCAAGAAATGTAAAAATAATTCGACAATACGCAACTCCCATACTTTATAATCCTACCGTTGCAGACCGCAGAAAGGTTAAGACAACTTCCCACATTTGGAAATATGGAGATCGACTTTATAAACTAGCTCATCAATTTTATGGAGACGAGAGATATTGGTGGGTGATTGCGTGGTACAACGGATATCCAACAGAAGCTCATATTGATACTGGTAGAATAATTTATATTCCTTTGAATATAGAGCAGGCTTTAAAGGCTTTGAGGGCTTAATATGGGCCGGAAACCACCCGAGGACTTCGAGCAGCCGGAAGGTGTGAGCGATGCAGACTGGCAGAGCCGCATCGATGCTGCAAACCAATATTCAGAGTACGTCGAACACGTTTGGGATGAAAAAGGCGATGCACTGCACGGAAAAGTTTATGAGGGGGTCGAGGACAGCGAATGGAAGTTCTGGGATAATATCCCAGATGTAGCAGGCGATCTTTGGGATGAGGTAGATGGAGTTTCATCACTAAATCAATTTAATACTGATATCGCCCAGATCATGGCCGGCACGATCCCCGACGATATAGAAGACAAGGCAGACGCGGCAATATCTGATAGTTTGAGGATGCTGCGCCAAAAGCATATTGGTGTTGAAAATTCAGAGACAGCCAAAGAACGAATGGACCAATATCAGCAGCTTATTGACGGAGAGATTACTAACGAACAATTTGAGGAAGGCGAAGCCGACCGGCAAGAACAAATGGCGGAAGATTCGGCGCAGTGGCGGTCAGATATTGAGGATATTATAGCAGAAGTAGACATTGAATTTAAAGAGCAGTGTTTGCTGTTGTCCTTTGTTCATGAAATTGCAGAATGGAAAAAGGCGCAGGATAAATCGACGCCAGGTTATAAATATTTGCCGTATGTGCAAACCGGAAATGCTTCTCTGCTTCTCGATGGGGATCCTTTTGCATTTATGAATCGTCTGACACAATATGAAAATCAAAAAGAATTTTATAATATGGAGACACACGAGATCGCAAATTTACAACCTTCAATTAGATTATACAAAGTTATTGATGGTGTCAACGAGAGAGGTCAGACCGTTGAAGAGGAGATAGAAATAAAATTTGATTCATATTTGAATTTAGATTCATATGTCAACGAAGACGGCGCCGTTGAGGATATTTTTAATAATAAATATAAAAGAGGTTATGGCGCCGGCATTAAAAACTTTACATTTTCTTATGAAGCCGATAATCCTTATGCACTTAAAAAAGCAATCAAAGGAAGATTGGCTATTTTTGCTAATGATTTTGACGAACTCTTGAGAGATCGTGATGGCTATACATATATTGATTTGGCAATGAAGACAGGTAAAACAACAGTCACTGATTTGACAAATCTGAACAACCCAAAAGAATCTGATGAGCAGACTGATAACTTAGCAAAACTAAATTTTAAACTTAAGGCCGTCGTCGGGTGGTCCCCCCTCCCTTATTATATCGAAAAAGACGAAAAAACGGGCGAGAACAGCACGGTGTACACAACCAATAGTACATTAAGGAGCGAGGTAAGAGATGCAATTTATAATTCTTATATTA